TCAAGTGCATAACGGGATCTCGATGCGTATCGTGCGTCAGTACGATATTAACAACGACCGTATGCCTTGCCGTGTCGATGTGCTGTATGGTTTCAACACCATTCGCCCACCGATGGCTTGCCGTATCTGGGGTTGATAAAACTGCTTCCGCCTAGCGCGGGGGCATCTTAATTTTTAGGAGAAACAATCATGGCACTTCCTTCAGTTGGTGGCGGCTATCAGTTTACTGATGGCAATACGAATGAACTGGAAATCGATACCCAAGCAGCACCGCAAACGGCAACGTCCACGGCAACTTTGACTACCACGCAAGTTTTGAATGGCCTGTTGGTAGTAGATCCAACGACTACGGCTTCAAGTCTTACCATGCCTACGGCAACCGCAATCGACGCGGTAATGACCAACATGAAAACCAACAGCACGTTTCGGCTGACGGTTATTAATCTTGGCACCAGCACCGGCGTAGTTACGATGGTGGTTGGAACCGGCATTACTGCGGTAGGCAATCTGGTTGTGGCTATCACCGGCAGTGCGGCTGGCGTTGGTGGTGCGGCTCAGTTCCTGTTCCGCAAAACCGGCACCGCTGCGTACACCGTTTATCGGGTAGCTTAAGTAACAACACCTCGCGGCGTAACAACCGCGAGGTGGTTTTTAAGGATTTGATATGGTCATCTACATGCGGCATCCCGTTCATGGTAACAAGGTCGCTATTGCAGAGGCCGAAGCTGAAGCGGATGAAAAGAACGGTTGGGAACGCTTTGAACTGGGCGACCCCGAAAATGAAGTCAACGAATTGGCTAAACCTCGCGGCAGACCGCGTAAGGAGCTTGCGGAATGACCACCACGGCTGGCGATCAGATCAATGGGGCGCTGCGGCTAATCGGTCAATTAGCCGAAGGTGAAACGCCATCGGCATCGACTTCGCAAGATTCTTTGACCGCAATGAACCAGATGCTTGATAGCTGGTCGTCTGAACGTCTGTCCGTGTTCTCAACGCAAGATCAAATATTTACTTGGCCTGCTTCTACCGCAACACGCACTCTGGGGCCAACGGGTGATTTTGTTGGCAACCGTCCGGTATTGGTGGACGATTCGACTTATTTCCGTGACCCGTCAAACAACATCAGCTTTGGCATCAAGCTGATAAACCAAGCGCAATACAACGGCATTGCGGTAAAAACCGTCACCAGCACTTACCCGCAGGTCTTGTTTGTAAACATGACCATGCCAAACATAGAAATGACGATCTATCCGGTGCCGACTAAAGCGTTGCAGTGGCATATTGTCAGCGTCACCGAGCTGGTCGAACCGGCTACGCTAGCAACCGTTTTGGTGGTGCCTCCGGGGTATATCCGAGCTTTCCGATTTAACTTGGCGTGCGAGATCGCCGCTGAGTTTGGCGTCGAGCCACCGCCCCAAGTGCAACGGCTTGCGATGACCAGCAAGCGCAACATCAAGCGCATCAACAACCCCGACGACGTGATGAGCTTGCCGTATTCCATCGTGGCGACTCGCCAGCGGTTCAATATTTATAGTGGGAATTACTAACATGGCTAATATCGCAATTTCTGCTCTACCCGTTGCCACTTCGCAAGCTGGCGCCGATGTGTTGCCGATCGTCCAAGCAACGACCAGCACAACCAAACAATTGTCGGTCACCAATCTATTCACCAGCCCGACGCTGGTTACGCCTGTATTGGGCGTAGCAACCGGCACCAGCCTTAGCACCACGGGCAACCAAGTCATCAGCAGCACCGGCAAACATGGCTACGCAACGGGGGCTGGTGGAACGGTTACCCAAGCTACTAGCAAAGCCACCGGCGTGACGTTGAGCAAATCAACCGGCCAGATTACGCTGAACAATGCGGCGCTTGCCGCAGATACTACGGTCAGCTTTACGTTGACCAACACGGTGATTGAGGCTGGCGACATTCTGATAATGAACCACATCAGCGCAGGCACTGCGGGTTCTTACCTGCTCAATGCTCAATCTGCTGCGGGTACAGCCAGCATTAACGTGAGGAATATCACTGCGGGTTCGTTATCTGAAGCCATTGTAATTGCCTTTGCAGTCATCAAAGCGGTCACGGCGTAATTGAAAACGCCTATCCTTGGCGGCAGCTATGTCGCTCGGTCAATCAATGCGGCAGATAACCGCATGGTCAACCTTTTTGCCGAAGCGATACCGGAAGGCAGCGGCGGGAAAGAGGCGGGCTTCCTGCTGCGGTGTCCTGGCCTGCGCTTATTGGCAACGGTTGGCGATGGCCCGATTCGCGGTTTGTGGGTAACCAATGGCGTGGCCTATGTGGTGTCCGGTAGTGAGTTCTACAGCCTTGACACCAACTGGACGGCAACACTAATCGGCACCGTATCCGGCACAGGGCCGGTCAGCATGGCCGACAACGGCACGCAGATATTTATTGCTTGCAACCCCCTCAGTTACATCTACAACACGTCCACAGCCGTGTTTGGGCAGATTACAGACCCTGATTTTCCCGGTGCTGGATCGGTTGGATACCTTGATGGTTACTTTGTATTCAATGAGCCAGACTCGCAGAAGTTTTGGGTTACCAGCCTGCTCGATGGCACATCCATTGACCCGTTGGACTTTGCCAGTGCCGAAGGCTATCCAGACAACGTAATTGCGCTGATCGTAGACCACCGCGAGATATTACTGTTTGGGAATACTAGCGTTGAGGTCTGGTATGACGCCGGAACGCCCGACTTTCCCTTGGCGCGGATTCAAGGTGCCTTCATGGGGGTGGGCTGCGCTGCTGCGTATTCCGTTGCCAAACTGGACAACAGCGTATTTTGGCTAGGATCGGATGCTCGGGGGCGCGGGATTGTCTATCGGGCAAACGGCTACACGCCAGCGCGGATCTCGACCAATGCGGTTGAATACGCTATCCAAAACTATGGCAACATTACGGATGCGATTGCCTACACTTACCAGCAGGACGGGCATCCGTTTTATGTGCTGATATTCCCGTCTGCCGAAGCAACATGGGTTTACGATGTATCCACGCAGCTCTGGCACGAACGGGCTGGATTTGAAAACGGGCTGTTTGTTCGGCACCGTAGCAATTGCCAAATGGCGTTTAACAGCGAGGTTGTGGTTGGAGACTACGAGGACGGGCGGGTATACGCTTTCGATCTGGACGTTTACGCCGATGATGACCAGATTCAGAAATGGTTGCGGTCGTGGCGGGCGCTGGCGACGGGGCAGAACAACCTTAAGCGCACTGCACACCACAGCCTACAGCTCGACGCTGAAACGGGTATTGGGCTTAACGCCTACCCCGCTTACGATGGTGAAGATCTTGCCACCGAATCCGGTAACATTATTGTGGCCGAGTTTGTGCAAGGGTATCTGACCACGCAAGCCGGCGACCAGTTAGTCACCGAGGCCGGTGACGGTAACGAACCGCTGGTGACGCAAGTGCAACCCGCCGAAGATTACAACGGCTATGCGTTGGAAACGGAAGCCTACACTGCTGCACCAGGTTACGACCCCCAGGTCATGCTGCGCTGGTCGGACGACGCGGGGCACACCTGGTCAAACGAACACTGGAACTCGATGGGCAAGCTCGGCACCTACGGCACCCGCACCATCTGGCGGCGGCTAGGCATGACCGAAAAAATTCGCGACAGGGTTTATGAAGTGTCCGGCACCGATCCGGTCAAGATCGCCATCATGGGCGCAGAGTTGTTTGTCACGCCGACGAGTAGCTAATGGCTACTCTCAACATCACCAATATCCCCGCGCCTCGGGTGCCGTTTATTGACGAGCGCACCGGCCTCATGGCGCGGGAATGGTATCGGTTTTTCCTCAACCTGTTCGTCCTGACCGGCAGCGGCAACAACCCCATCACGCTGGAAGAATTGCAACTTGGGCCACCCAACCAACCTGACCTTGCCGAGCTGCTGATTCAGGTCAATCAGAACATCGCCCCGCAATACGAAGATCAATCGGGCGACTTCCTAGCCACGCTCGACACCGCGCAGCTCATGTCGATGATGTCGCGGTTTGAAAACGCTGAAGCCGCCATCCAAGGGGCTTACCTTCAGCCACCGCAGCTACCGGTTGATGGCGTCTATGTGGTCGGCCCCGGCAGCTCAACCGACAACGCGGTTGCGCGGTTTGACGGCACAAGCGGGAAACTGATTCAAAATTCTGTTACCACCATAGACGACACCGGCAATGCCTCTGGAATTCTGTCGCAACAATTCTCTGACGGCACTGCGGTAACTCTGGCGGCGGGTAAGATGTGGTACGACGGAACTACCGGTGCTTGGAACGCTGGTATGGGTAACGGCAACATCACCCAACAGATCGGCGAGGAAATCTTTGTCTACGGCAAAGCGTCTGCGGCTATTACCGATTCACCCCTGCAAATTATCTATCACACAGGAGTTGTAGGGGCCAGCGGGGTTATTAAATTTGCTCCTACGATTGCAGGCATTACCGACGTTAACGCAATTATTGGTGTAGCGACTGAATCTCTGGCGCTTAACGGTTTTGGGCGTGCTACCGTGTTTGGCGTGGTGCGCAACATTACAACCAACGGCACTGCTTTTGGCGAGGTGTGGGCTGACGATGATGTTATTTGGTACAACCCGGTAACAGGCAACCCCACTAAAGTTGAACCTGTTGCACCCTATATTAAAGTGCAAGTTGGCCTTGTAATTAAAGCGGGTGCAGGCGGTTCTGGTTCTTTTCAAGTGGGTATTGCACGAGGTTCAAAACTTGGCGGCACCGACTCTAACGTGCAGTTTGGCACCCTAGCCAACAACAATCTGATTGCATACGACAGCACCGCTGGTTACTGGAAAAACGTCACCGCTAGCTCAATAGGGCTTGGCACTGTGTCCAGCGTGTCGGTAGTGTCGGCCAACGGGCTGGCCGGAACCGTAGCCACCGCAACAACAACCCCGGCAATCACGCTCTCAACGACTATTACCGGACTGCTGAAAGGCAACGGCACCGCGATCAGCGCGGCATCCTCCGGCACCGACTACGCCCCCGCGACCAGCGGCACCTCGATCCTATATGGTAACGGATCGGGCGGGTTTAACAACGTCACCATCGGCACTGGCGTTGCCTTTACCGCAGGCACGTTGTCAGCGACCGGATCGGGCGGCACCGTAACGAGCGTGGCTGCGCTGACGCTCGGCACGACCGGCACCGACCTGTCCAGCACCGTGGCGAACGGCACAACCACGCCGGTCATCACGCTGCAAGTTCCAACCGCGTCTGCGGCTAATCGCGGGGCGTTGAGTGCTGCGGATTGGACAACTTTTAACAACAAAGGCAGCGGGTCAGTCACTAGCGTGGCGCAGTCCTTTACCGGCGGCTTGATTTCGGTTGCAGGTTCACCAATCACCAGCTCAGGCACGCTGGCCTTGACGGTTGCAGGCACCTCTGGCGGCGTACCTTACTTCTCCAGTGCATCAACCTGGGCAACCTCGGCTGCGCTTGCGGCCAGTGCGCTGGTAGTCGGCGGCGGCGCTGGGGCAGCACCAGCCACCACCACAACCGGAACGGGCGTTGTCACTGCGCTCGGGGTCAATACCGGCACCGCTGGCGCGTTTGTGGTCAACGGCGGCGCTCTCGGCACACCATCCGGCGGCACCGTCACCAACCTGACCGGCACTGCCAGCATTAACATTAACGGCACTGTTGGGGCTACGACGCCCAGCACAGGGGCGTTTACCACATTAAGCACAACCGGCGTTGCGACTACGGCTGGGCATACAAATACGACTAGCGTTTCAAGAACTTCAACCAATACTAATGCTTATCAATGGAGTATTTCAAATCAAGTTAACGCTACCAATAATGCAACGGTTTCGGTTTTATTGCTTAGAGATTCTGCGGGTAGTGTTGTTGGCGATGCTTATATTTCGGGAACTATTTTTTTATATGTCAGTGGCGCATCTGGTGTAAATGCCTTTTCTGCTACCTACGCACTTTGCACAACGGGGAACTCAACTTCTCAAGCAATTCTCACAACAATTACTTCAGTGACTAGAGGCACAAGTCCAGTTTCATCAGTGCAAATTGCAGCAGATGGCTCTGGTGGTTCGGTTAAACTGACGGTTACCTATATTAATGATTCCGGCGTTGTTACCGGAGGAAAATCGTATGCAGGTTTTAATGGCATTGCTTGGTAAATAATTAAAGGCACATCATTATGAGCGTAAATCTTTCTCTTTTTGCCGGTGCAGGATGGCAATTTTTTACCAGCAACGGCATACCATTGGCCGGTGGCTTGATCTACACCTACGCCGCCGGAACCACAACGCCGCAAGCAACGTATACCAGCAGCACTGGTGGCACTGCACACGCCAATCCAATCGTGTTGGATTCCGCAGGCCGAGTGGCGGCGGGTGAAGTTTGGGTGAGCGAAGGGGTTAGTTACAAGTTTGTGCTTAAAGATTCAACTGGCACCACAATTGGCACCTATGACAATATCAACAGCACGTATGTTGCCGCCGATCTTGCCAACACATCCGATCCGGCGCTAGGCGATGCGCTGGTTGGTTTTCGGCAATCAAATTCGTCGGGCAATCTGACCGGCACTGTAGGCCGTACGGTGCATCAAAAACTGCAAGAATCAGTTAGCGTATTGGATTTTGGCGCAGACAGTACTGGTGCAACCAGCTCAACCGCAGCTTTTCAAGCGGCGCTGGCTACTAACAAAACAATATATGTTCCTGCGGGGACTTATCTCATTACCGGCGCATTGCAACTGCAAGACGGTCAAGTCGTATTCGGTGATGGGTCAAGCAAAACAATTTTAAATTGCAGCCAAACCAGTTTTAGCGGCATTTTCATCAATATGGGTGGTCACACTTCGTTGCAAAGTTTGGCGCTGTCAGGTTCAGGCACCGCTGCGGCAACGGGGATTAAGTGCTGGGATTCGGCAGACCAGTATGGTTTTACGGGCTACATCACAATTAAGGATGTAAATATCAGCGGTATGCTTTACGGCTTATACGTCAATAATATTTTCATGCTCGATTATGAAATTGGTATTTTGACCAGCAATACCTACGGCGTGTATATCAACCCAGCGTATTCAGCCAGTTCCGACAGTGGGTATGTTACAACCAATACATTCTATAAACTGTATATGTACTCAAACGATCATGGCGTATATGGAAAACCAACAATTGTTTCTAAAAATGTTATGTTTAGGGATTGCGTTATCGAGAACAATACGACCACGTATCAAGCCTATCTTGATACCTTTAACCCGTTAATTTTTCAAAACTGTTATTTTGAGGGCAGCTCAACAATACCGGCATTGCAAATAGTTAATTGCGATACGACAGTTAATGACGCGTATTTTAACGGCACTGGCGGTATTGACTTGGGTGCGGGATCAAATTCGTTCCGTGGAAATCATTTGTATGCGACTGCGTCTACCGACAAATTGCTTGCAACAGGCACATCTCTGCAAGACGTTCATCTTTACAATTCACAACTTGGAAGTGCCACTTCATTAAACGCGTCAAAAACGCATTTGTATTTGACTTCTATTGGCGCAACGCAATACCTAAACTTTTTCCGCAACCTCGATTTGACTTTAAGCGGTAGCGCACAAGGCACAAATACCACAACGATCAGCGACGTTACTGCGTATACCAAAACCGTAACCGCAACCATTAACGCTAATACAACAACGGCATTGATTTCCGATCAGGCGGCAACAAACATTTGGGCATCTGGGTTCACGACGGCAATGGCAAACCTCGCAAACACTTACGCGCCGGGGTTAATTTTAACTGTCACGCCAGCAACTACGGGCAGCGCAAATTTCTTTTGCGTATTTGCCACAAACACAACCGCTTCAAATATAACGATAACCAGCGCAACGCTAAAAGTGTTGTTTTTCGCTGGCACTGGCATGGCGTTGTAACCTTACCGTATATCTCGGAGAAATAACATGACCGTAACCGTAAAAGTTCTTATCCCCGCCAAGATCGCGGAGGCGACGCAGACCACGCAATATACCGCCACCAACGTCACCACAATTATTGACAAGTTCACGGCGACCAACTACAGCGCAACGGCGGCGACCTTGAGCGTGAATCTGGTCACGGCGGCAGACACGGCGGGCAATCAGAACTTGATTACCAAGACCAAGACGCTGGCGGCGTCTGAGGTATATACTTTCCCTGAGATTGTCGGCCAGGTGCTGATGGCAAGCGGATTTATCTCTACCATCGCGGGAACGGCAACCGCCATCAACATTCGCGCTTCAGGGCGGGAGGTTAGCTAAATGAGCTTCTGGACAGACATACGCGATACCGTTGAATCGGCGGCGGTTGTTGCCGGTAATTATTTCCTGCCGGGTTCTGGCTTGGTTACGTCTAATTTAGCTAGTTCAGGTTCACAAGACCAGTTGAACTCTGGCCTCGGCCGTGTTGCTATGCTTGGTAGCGGTGTGGCCGGTGGAGTCGGGGGAAACCTGTCAAATTACGGCAAGTTTTACGACGCTGCGGGTAATTTCCTCACAGGCACAGAATCTAGCGCACAACAATTCATCAACGCGGATATACAGCAGCTAATCGGTCAAGGCTATACGCCAGAACAAGCAGCTAACCTTGCAAACGCTAGCTTTTCTGCGGCTCCCGTTGGCGGCGCGTCTGCAACGATGCCCGGTGGCACAACCGACTGGACAAAATACCTTAGTAACCCGTCAGTGCTTGGGTCTGCCATCAGTGGCGGTGCAGGACTGCTTGGCGCGGGTCTACAAGCCAACGCCGCAAGGGAGGCAGCACAAGGTATTGCCGACGCAAACCTTAGCTCCAATCAGCTTATGGCGCGGATGAACGAGCAGAATAGGGCAAGGCAGGAACCGTTCTACCAAGCTGGTTTGCGTGCGCTTCCTGCTTACACGCAAGGCGTGATGCCTGGTGGCGATCTGGTCAGACCGTTTGCAATGTCTGATTATCAAGCCGATCCAGGCTACGGTTTTCGCATGTCCGAAGGAATGAAAGCCTTGGACCGCAGCGCCGCCAGCCGCGGCAACCTGTTATCTGGATCAACGCTAAAAGGTGCAGAACGGTTTGGGCAGGATATGGCAAGCCAAGAATACAATAATGCGTATAACCGCTACGTTGGAAATCAGGCCACGCAGCGCAACGCATTGGCCGGTTTAACGGGCTTTGCACCGACCGCATCGTCTGCCATGCAAGCCGGTGATACGGCTTACGGCAGCAACGCGGCAAACCTTGCCAGCAACACGGCCAACGCAATGGCTGGCGCTGGTGCTACTCGCGCATCCTCTTACGGTAACGCTTTAGCGGGTATTGGGCAAAACATCTACAACACGATGAATCCCAATCCCATAAACGCAATGATGGCCTCGTATATGCAATCGCAAATGGCTCCTAAAACTGGAGTAACTGGATAATGGAATCTTTTAATTTCGGTGCATTTGACCCGACCATTGGGGCGCGGATCGCGGCTATCCCGCAAGAGGCGCAGAAACAACAGACCGCCAACATGCTGCAAGCCATGCAGATGCAGGGGGCTATGAATCAGAATGAGTTAGCTAGATATTCTTTGGCATCGGCGCAGAGGTCTGACGCATCGCAAAACGCAGTCAATGCCGCGTTAAAAGGTTCTATTGTAGATGGAAAAATAAATTACGATTTATTGACATCTAATTTAGCTGGTGGCGCAGGGGCTTCTAAAATACCTGATTTTCTAAAAGCCAAAAGCGAAGAAGAAAAAAGAACTCAAGAGATAGAAAAAACAAAAGGCGACATAGCAAAACAAGCTAGAGAAGCGGTTGATTCAGAATTAACTTCATTTACTAAAAACGCATTTAAAGTTACTGACGTTCCCTCTCTTACAAATCATTTAAAAGCCTTTTATGAAAATCCATTGCTTGGGAAAATAGCTTCAAAATTTAAACCATTTGACCAAGCATTGAATGACGATATTAAACAGATAAGCACCCCAGAAGGATTGCGGCAATGGCAAGCTGAAAACGCAAACCTTACTGGAAAAGAATTAACTGATTTGTTGTTGAAAGTAACAACAACCACTGCCAATTTGGGAGACGTAAGCAGAGAAACACAAAGGGGTGGAATGGGTCAGACAATAGGCGTTCCAGTTGATACGCCTATGGGAGTATCACCAAACACAACTGCAACAATAAACGCTGCCAGAAAAAACCATTTAGAAAATCTAGCCCAGCAGGGATGGACATTTGACACTGAGCGCGGCATTGCTGTTAATGCAAGGCAAGGCATATCACGGCCAATTTCTACGTTAATGGCCCCAGTTGGCGGCGGCTTTTCTGCTGCGCCTGCTGTTGGCGGTGCGCCTGCCCCAAGCATTGCTGCTCCTGGTGGCGGTGTTCCTGGGCAGCGTCAAGCACCAGCGGGGCAACCCGTGGCAGGGCCAAATGTCTTGGGGCCAAAACCGGAAAAACCTATATGGAATTCTGAAGCGCAAGGGTTTATTTACCCACCGTCACAAGATAACCCGGCAGGTAAATTTGTACCCGTTCAAGGAATGGAAGGAAAATCACTTACCGAAGTGCAAGCAAAGTCTGCTTTGTTTGGTTCTGCTATGCAACAAGCCAATACCGTAATTACAGAAATTGAAAAAAAAGGAACATTCACATCTGCAATTGTTCCAGGGTTGCTAGAAGGAATAGTAAAGTTAGCTCCGCTTGGTGTAGGTGATGCCGCAGCAAATGCAATTGAATCAGCTTTTAGAACAGATCCAACTGGGTTAATCGGCCCCAATGAAAATCAACAAAGATTAGCTCAAGCACAATTAGGTTTTGCAATTGGTTATTTAAGATCTACATCTGGCGCAGCTTTTGGCGCACAAGAAGTTGCAAACACAATAAAAGAATATTTCCCGTTACAAGGAGAAAGCAAAATAGTTATTAAGCAAAAATCTGCATCAAGAGAGCGAGCAATTCAAGGAATGCGACTTGCCGCTGGAAAATCTGGTTCTGATTTTATAAATAAATATGTGCCAAAAGTAAATACAGAAACATCGCCATCAAATTTATCTGAGCCACCTCCTGGTGCAGTAAGGCCGCGGGGGGATAGGTAATGGCTACGAAACCCTACGAGGTGGACGTTGGTGGCGTAACGTATGACGTTGATGCCCCGGATGAAACAACCGCATGGCGCTGGGCTAACATAGAACACAACAAGCCGGAAAACAGAATACCGGGTGCAATTAAACAACCTACGCGGCCACAAACATCGTTTTTGCGCGGCGATCTAAGCAAGAGCGTATTGGGTAATATTGCTCAAGCGGGTTCTGATATTGGATCTCTAATGTCAGAGGTTCCCATTTCTTTGGCTACGGGTGTAGCCAGCGGAATAATTGCCCCCCTTACGTCATTTGCAACACGCGTATCTGGCGGCGATCAGTATCAGGCTGACAAAGCGTTTAAAGAAGCTCTGCAACGATACACATACCAGCCACGCAATGAAATGGCGCAGGAGGCGGTATCTGCTATTGGGGAGACGTTAGCGCCGCTTGTTGGGGTGCCTTACCTAACATTAAACGCATTGGGAAGGGCAGCGCCACCGGCCATTAATGCGCTAATCGCAAGAGCAACAACCGCGATCCCAGAGGTAGCCAATATGTTGCGGCGACCGGCTGCTGACCAGATGGTTGGAATGGGGGCTGCGTCAACTGAATTGCCTTTACAACGTCAAGCTATGGCTGAAGGGGCAAGAATACCTTTGAAACTGAGCAAAGGACAGCTAACGCGGAATTTAGAGCAACAGCAGTTTGAACATGAAACAGGCAAGACATATCCAAGTGCAGAAGGGAAGCCGTTATTGCTTCAACAGCAAAAAGTAAACGAAGATTTTTTGCGTAATTTTGACGCGTCAGCAGAAGCTATGGGCGGTGAGATTTTTGGGGAAACACAACTTGTTCCGATTGGCAAAGTTGTAGATGCGCCGTTAGTAAGGCGGTTTAAAGAAGCAAAAGCGGAAGTAAAAAAGAAATATGATGCTGCTGACGCTGCTGGTGAAACGCAAGAACAAGTTAGCATAAATCCGTTAATTAAATATATTGCTGATCACGAAACAGAAATAGCCACCAATAATGCGCCAGTTCTTGCTAATTTAAAAATGCAACTTTCAAAATTAGGTGCCGCAGATACTTTATCAATTTATGATTTGGAACAATTAAGAAAAAGCGCAAATAAAATATCATTTCCGGGTAGTGGCGTAAATGAAGTTTACATGGGCGAACTTCGACCATTGTTTGAAGGAATTACAGAGGGTAAAGGCGGTGATCTTTACAAAGCTGCTCGGGCAGAAAACACTAAATTTGCAAATGAATTTAAAGATCATGCAATAATTTCTAAGTTGTTGCGGAACAAACCAGGCACAAAAGACCGCGCTGTTGCTTTTGAGGATATTTACAAACACGTTGTTCATACGGGCAGTCTTGACGATTTACAACTTGTTAAAAACACTCTTTTGAAAGCCGGTGATGAAGGCGAATTTGCGTGGAATCAAATTCGCGCTCAAGCCGCTGATGAATTAAAACAACGGGCAATGTCCAACATCAGCAAAGATGCTGCTGGCAACCCAATACCTAACGCAAAAGCGTTGAGGACTGCAACAGCACAATTAGATCGTGATGGAAAGCTAGATTTATTGTTTGGCAAAGACGAAGCAAAACGAATTAGAGAGCTTGTGCAACTTGGCGGCGACATTTACTCGCCAGTTCCTGGAACGATTAGCCCAGGCACCGCCAGTGTGTTGATTAGATCGTTGGATGCCATAGCAAAAAATGCTGTGATTAGCAGGATTCCTGTCGTGCGCTCTGTTGCAAGTGGTGCCGCAGAGATGGCGGCAAAAAAGGCTAGGGAAAAAAGAGTGAGTGAAGCCGTTAATTACAATGCGTTGATTCCATAATGGCAACCTCTACCGAACTCGACGTTCGCCTGACCTCGCACGAAGCGGTGTGCGAGCTGCGCTACGACACCATCAACGCCAGGTTAAAACGCATTGAAATGATAGGCATTACTGCGGCGGGTGCCATTATTATGTTGCTGCTAAATTTAGTTATGAAAGGCTGACCATGAAAACGCTATTGCTGCTGGCCCTGCTATCCACCAACGCGCTCGCCGGTGGCGTCAATTTGATGATGTGCAATGGCGAGTTTGCTTTGTGTGCAGCCTCGGCCAGCGTGCCGACCGGCAAAACAATCAGAGTAGATGGAAAAGAGTTTCAAGAGGGCATGGCGGTTTGCCCGGTGTTGACCGGCAAATCCATTGCTAATGCGGATCTGATGAAGAACAACTGCAAGGCGCCGGCTGGCAAAGTCTGGTCACTGTTCTCGACCATCACCGAGTATCCCCAGGCGCCAAGCTGGGCGGTCGTCACGATGACGCCCAGGACGTTCGTCACCACGACCGCAGCCGGTGGCGGGATGAGCAATCAATGGTCATTCCTGTGCGATAAACAGGCTAAGAAGGTCAACGGTGTGCAGCTCGCCAATTGCTACGGGCCGATCAATGAAAGCCCGTGGAATAACGGCCATGTGCCGCCGGGCAGTTCGTCGTTCACGGCTGCACCCGTGGGTGCTGCAAATCCTGTCGGTGGTAATGTGCCGTGAACCCGTTACTGCTTTCCGGCCTGTTTGACCTCGGCAAAGGTCTGATTGACCGGGTGCTCCCCGATCCCGCGGCTAAAGCGGCGGCGCAGCTTGAACTGCTAAAAATGCAGCAAGCCGGTGATCTGGCGCAGCTCGCTGCCGACACCGATCTGGCAAAACTGCAAATCCAGACCAACCTCGCAGAGGCCGCAGGCAACTGGTTTACCGCTGGCTGGCGACCGTTCATTGGCTGGATCTGCGGCGTTTCGTTGTGTTACGTGGCGATCCTCGAGCCAGTGGCGCGGTTTGTTGCCCAGGTCTGGTTTGCCTACACTGGTGCTTTCCCGACGATTGACACGCAGCTCACGATGCAGGTGCTGCTCGGGATGCTCGGGCTGGGGGCAATGCGGTCGGCTGAAAAAATCAAAGGCGCGGAGAACAACCGATGAAAGAAAAGCTCACTTTTGTAGTAACAACAATGGTTAGTTTTACGCTCTGCATCGTCATTGTCGGGATGGTGTTTGCTTTGTGCTTTGGGTTGTTCGACAAAGAAGTGAACAACGAGGACATTTTTAAACTGTTAGCACCAGCGTTTCAGACCATTATCGGTGGGTTTATCGGACTGCTGGCGGGTATAAAATTCTCAAACTCAAGCGAGGGTAACGATGTTAAGTAATTGGCCTGCGTCACTGGCGCTGGTGTTGAAGTCCGAGGGAAATTTCGTAAATCATAGAAATGATCCCGGCGGCATGACTAACCTCGGCGTGACGCGCAATGTGTGGAAGGAATGGGTGAAGCATGAAGTTGACGAAGCCGAAATGCGCTCGCTGACGCCCGAGCTGGTGACGCCGCTATACAAAGCGCGGTATTGGGATGCCTGCAAGTGTAGCGACCTGCCCCGAGGCGTGGACTACGCGGTGTTTGATAGCGCCGTAAACATGGGGCCAGGACGTGCGGCAAAGCTGCTACAGGCGGCGCTGGGCGTAACCGCTGATGGCGCTATCGGCAGGGCCACGATCGCTGCTGCGACCGCTGCCGATCCCGTCGAGCTGCTGGAAGCCTTCAGCCTGGGCAAAGAGGCGTTTTACCAATCCCTGCCGACTTTTGCGACGTTCGGCAAGGGGTGGTTAAATCGCGTGGCGCACGTTCAGGATGCGGCAGAGCAGATGATGGGGTAATTGCAAGCGCGGCACGCAAGCCAGCAACGGCTGCGTTCCATTCCCGTTTAGAACCGTCCGATAATTCTGCGGCAATCATGGCTTTATATGCCGCAAGCGCGGCCTCTCTCAGTTTGTCGCTCATCATTCACCCTCCCATTTTTCAATAAATTTATAATCGTGGAATACTGCGCCAAGCTCTACGCTGCCCACCTTGCATGATTTAACCCACACGTTTTTACCATTACGCAAATGTCTTAAATGACCGCGCCGGTCATGCAATCGCGGTGATGCGTGTGTGCCGCCTTTACTTTCTTTTTTATTTGATTTTGCACCAATCAAAACGGTGCGCCAATCATACGTCGGCATTTTTCCTTGCGCTATTTTTCGTCGGTTTGTAAACGTGTTCTTGATTTCTGGTTTATATGTTTCGCACTCATTTTCAAGTGCGCGATACCAACATCCGACCATAGCCAACATTAATTCAGCCACTCCTTTTTCAATTGTTTCTTTATCGTCAAGGCCGCCATATCTAATTTGATCTGCATCTACCAGATAGATCATGGAAGGCATACGAATTGGCTTTTTACCTACTGGCCCTTTCCACATTGATACAATAATGCCTTCTTCTGGATCGGTTCCGGCGACGATCATCATCATTTCGTAATCAAAATGATTTCTTGTCGGCCCTTTCCATACAACCACATTTTTTTCAAAAGGCGGTCGATACGTCATTAATGGCTCAAGGTCTGCCTTCGCATCTTTTTGCCATGATTTTGATATATCAAACCATTGCAAATCAACGGGATCAACGCCGCCCTCAAACATTAATTGCATCGTTGATTTAATTAAAGGCGTCATTATTTAGCCTCCGATACCTCTCAGCATCCTTACGCAGCGCCACAATTATTTCAACGTAGTCACTTTTAAGCCCGTCAAGGGCTTGCTCAACTGCATAAGCAAATTTTCTCCTGTCGTTAAGTTCCTCTTTTGCCTCGGCAAGTTCGCACTCAAGTTCAGTAATTCGCTCAAGCGCGTTGCGACCCAACTGCGCCAGCCCTTGCGCCCCGGGCTGATCTTTAAGCACAGACAGCGGAACTGTGTCGCTCATCGCATCACCAGCACTGTGGCAATAATCACCAGCACGACAACCACAAGGCCGATCCTGCCGCAGTCGGCAAAGCCTTCTGAGTATCCCTCATCCCATTCATCCATAAATCCTCCGATCTTTAATTGTTAAGAACGATACACTTTTGCGCTCAAGGCACGACTTGCACTTCCAGATGCGGCGGGTGCCTTTGGTAATCTTGACTAGCTTGTAACCGGCCTCGCGGCGGCAGGATTGGCAGACGGGGGCGATCATTTCCGCACCTGCTTGATGGTTGGCACTCCCTGCACTTGCTGGCGGTAACGCCGGATCGTGGCGGCAACATCGGTTTTTGCCACATTGGTTGGAATAAATGGGAACTCAATAATGTAGATTTTGCGCTCGCGTAAATAGGCTATGGCGGCTTGCAGTTTGTCATTCATGATTTCCTCTCATTCCAGCGTTTGATGGCAACCTCAAGGGGTTGATCTAGGTCGGCGTGGGGGCCGATCATCTGGCATTCCTCACAGCAGATGGCGATCACGTTAGGTTTCACTTCGTCGACCATGACATCGTCGTTGCCACAAAACGGGCAGGGCAAGATGACAATCTGGCGTTTCTGGCGCTGCTCGCGGGCTGTTTCCCAGCGGTCCAGATCCTGTGAGAATTGGCGTTCTTCCTGGTCAAAGGCGTTTCTGCTCATTTTGCCTCCTCAAAAGGGGATGTCATCATCAATGTCGGCAACGGCTTTTTCTGCCTGCTCGCGGGTTTTAGGCTCTTTTTTGGTAAATGACATGCTCTGCCATTTGTTGCCGTTTTTGTCGGTTTTAGTCCAGGCTGACAGCCAGTATTCAACTCCGTCAATTAGGGCGCTGCCGGTCATGTTTGGGTGCTGGTCGGTCAATTTCTTTTGATTCTTGAACATCGACCCAGTCAGTTCTTTTTGCACAAGATCAGCCATTATTTAATCCCCTTGAGTTTTTTAATCATTTCATCGACGGTCACTAGAAAAGCATTAACCGCGGTTTCCAACTTCTCTATTTCTTTATCATCCCGCTTAAACCGGACAATCATCAGTTGCAGGTTCTCAGGAAGGTCAGGCCGAAAACTGACGAAATCGCACCAATCCCTACCTGTGCAGGCCATTTGCCACATCATTTGGTTTTTGTAACCTGCCGGAACAACCCCGGCAATTAAATTAGCCAGATGCGTGGCAACTTTCGGGCATTTAATCTCCACCAGCCCTGAATTGCCCACCAGACCGTCTGGCGAGGCTCCTGCGCGATCTATGGTCGGATGGATGCACAACCCCACCTCATCGACCGAAAACCCTGTCTCTGCCTCATACGCGCTTCTGGCGAGGGGCTCCGTTTCTGTGCCGAATTGCATGTGCTCGTTTGTAAAACTGGAGCCCTGCGGCTTGCCGGTCAAGATTTCAGCAACGAGCTGCGCCTGGTAATCTCGAAAACCCGCGGTTTCGGGTTTCATCAGGACCGCAGAAATCATGCTGGCTGTAACCCGACCGGCACGACTTGCAAGCCATTCCGGGCTCCCCTGGACTGCATCAATGACTTTCATACTGCCGCCAGTGCGGTTTTGCGCTTGTTCTTGGCGTTGGTAAGGGTTGCCATTGCCATCGTGTCATTCTCGGCCTGTGCCGCTTTGAAGCCGATTTTAAATGCTACTTGCAGGTCATCCAGTGTGGCGGCATCTTGCAATGCCAGCAGGTAATTGGTGCAATCCATCGACGGTTTAGGTTTGGCAGACACCGCGGCGTTGCCATCGTCATCTTCGGGTGCCACTCCGACCGCTGCCGAAAGGCTGTAACGGCGAGCGTAAGTTAAGGCAGATCCGTATCCCTGGGCATCAACCTTGCTGACTGGCAAAGACAAAACCCCGCAGGAGATCCATTCACCAGAACTGTGCAACAAGGTTGTTTCTACCCTCACCTCGTCTTTGTCTGAAGGCTCCACCGTCTGAATGTAGGACAAGCCGTTGGCACTGAACGCGGCTCGGATGGCTTCAACCACCGAGGCCAAATCCGCATACTTGCTTTTAAAAAACGGGTTGGCAGAGTCTTTAATCGCGCCTTTCATTTGCCCTTGCGCCTTTGCCAGTGCTGCCGCCAGCCCTGCTACTGATTCTGATTTGTTCATGATGCCTCCGTTATTCCAGCGAAAAAAGTAAAACTACGAAAATCCACGTTGCTGCAAACAGTCCAATTCCGAGCAAACAATCCAATATGATCTGTTTCATTCTTGCCCCTTGTCATCTGCAATGTCTTGCGCCATTTCCTCAACCATGTCGCTGTCAGCCAAGTGCTTTTTAAGCATTTCCTGCACCTTGTCAAACATTTTGTCGATGCGGTTTGATAATGCAAACTTGTCGGTGCCGAGCGTGGCCACCAGCATTTCGAGCGCGTAACTGGTGTCGAGTTCTTCGACGATGTATTCGTAAAGGTCAAACTCAGCGCGCCCTGTTTTGGGGAAGCGACCGTTGTCGAGGATTTCCTCAACGATCGTATCCAGAGCTTCTGCGCGGTCATCGTCTGTGATTTCGCAGGCTTGACGATTAAGCGGGTAGCATTTCTTGCAATCGTCTGCACCGCAATTGCAACGCTCGGCGCTCATGCTGCTACCGCCAGTTCAACAACTTTTTGCACACCGAAAAGGGCGGTAAATTTTGACACTGCGATGTCGCGTTGCGCCGGTGTCAGCATAATCCAGTCTTTTGCAGCGTTGCCGTAATTTGAATATTTTGATACCGCAATTAAAAACCATTCAGAAGATCCGCGCTCGATCGTGTAGTCATTAATGATGCGCGAATATTTGTAAGCGCTCGGCACATTACCGCCAGACATACCCGATGCTTTAGCACCAGAGCGATTTTTTTTAAAAATACTGAAACGATCTAATTTTGTTTCCATCGCTTCCGCAAGTTTGAAAATATTTTCAGCGCTTGCAGTGTGCTCTGTTGCTTTGCCGTTAAGCTCATCAAGCATGGCGTTGATCTTTGCGCGGTTTGCTTCTACGATTTTAATTTTCATCTTGTTTCTCCGTTTGATTGCCAGACTCGCTCTGGCTGCGTATTCCAAAACCCCCGCGTGAACAGGGGCAGGAGAATCAGTCTGCTTGCAGTTCTTGGAATCTTTCCCATTCGAATTCTTTATTTACGCGGTAGCCGTTTGCTTTTGCATCTGCTTTCAAGTCTGCGTAGTAGGCTTCAAATTCTTTTTTCATTTCTGTTTTGCTCATTTTGTTGCTCCTGTAAAGTTTTGTTTGCAATCCGGTATGGAAAGGATAATAATGACTACCGCAACACTTTGCAACATCATTTTACAAGTATTTTATAACATAAACAAATCAAAGGGTTACAGATGCTAAAATCAGACGTTATTGCTTATTACGGGGGCGTTCGGGCCGTTGCCGAGGCGCTAAAACTGTCAACGCAGGCGGTTTCAGCATGGAAAGCGATCATTCCTGAGGTGAATGCCTGGCGCATTTACTCGCTGACAAAGGGCGAGCTTACGATTGACCAGGCACTGTATGAGTGATCTCAAAGACCGCTTTGCAATGGCAGCGATGGTTGCGATTTTGCGGCGTGAAAATAAGCCATCAAATTATTTGGATGTTGCGCGAGATGCTTATAGGTGCGCGGAATTCATGGTGGACGAACGGCAAAAACAAATTGATCTCTCCGCGTTAAACGAGAAACGAAACAACAGCGACATGCGAACGCTGAAGCTATCAACGCGTTTTCACTACGCTCTGCTGTCGGAGGATTTGTATACCATCGCTGACATCTGCGCTTACACCGAAAAAGAGATTCTGCGAATCCCAAACATTGGTCGCACACAGTTGGCGCATTTGATAACTGCTCTTGCCGCGGTTGGCGAAAAACTGGCGGCACCGCGTGAAAAATGATACCCATGAATGGAAGTTGACAGACTGGCGCGAGTATCGGGATAAATGTAAGACAAAAACCAATTTACGCGTCAGGCATGTTCCGGTTGGTCATTTGTTTACATTGATCCGCACCAACGAGGTGTATTTTATGGTGGAAATTAAACACGAAACGCCAAGCGGAACGCGGTATGTTGTGCGAAAAAAAGGCGAAACAAAAAACAGCAGTTTGCATCATTCCTGCCACGTGGTTTTGTTTGACTAAATATGGAGTGCCTTGGCTGCAATTACATCAAGACCGCGCCGGTCACACTCCGCGATGGTCGGCTAGTCTGTTCGAGCTGCGAGGCGTGGCGCCTGGAGTGCGAAGCCAGGACAATCCTCAAGCGGCGGGATCGAAAAGAATATCTTGAAAAAGTCAGGCAGAAACGGGGTGTGGATGCCGCGGTCGAGCTGCGGAACGAAATGCTTGCAATTAAAAATGGCACGTAATATGATTTCAAGTGATGCGTTGGTCGGCAGGCCACGCAAGCTGAACCCAGCCAGTACTGGGTGATGGCGCATCACTTCTTCACCTTACTGGAGGTAAAAAAATGCACCATTTCCCATTTCATATTGGCGATTATCTAGCCGCAACCTCGCATTTATCTAATGACGAGGATCTCGCATTTCGCCGCATTCTCGACATGTATTACCACACCGAGTTGCCAATCCCGCTTGATACAAAGTGGGTTGCCAAGCGGTTACGAATTTCCGTTGAAGCCATTGAATCCGTTTTGCAAGATCTGTTTGTAAAACACGAGGATGGATACCACCACAAACGCTGTGACGAGGAAATTGCCAAATATCAGGGCTTCACGGTCAGCGGCAAAAAAGGGGCCGAAGTCCGATGGGGTAAGGATCGGGGGGCTATCGGGGGTGCATCGGGGGGCGATGGGGTGCCTATAGGGTGCCTATCAAACCCTAATAGCAACCAAGAACCAAGAACCAAGAACCGAGAACTTATAACCGAGAACCTTAAACCAAGTAGATTAAAAACTATAGTCGCTAAAAGCGACTGTATTTGTCCTGAAACAGTATCCGAGGAAGTTTGGCAAGACTTTCAAACCCTCCGCAGGGCAAAGAAAGCACCGCTGACAAACTCAGCCATCAGCAGGATTGAAAAGGAAGCTGGCAAGGCCGGTATCCTTCTGGAGGCCGCTTTGATCGAGTGCTGCGCTAGAGGCTGGACCGGATTTAAAGCAGATTGGGTAAAGGCTGAACCATTCAGCGTGGGGGCTGCTACCCGCAAGATTCTGGAACGCGAGCTGGAGAAAGAGGCTCGATTAATCAACCCGTGGGAGGAAATTCAATGATTCGGTCATGGTCGGTCAGGCTGCACCAAGTTTTCAAAAGTATGTATGCTCAAAAATTCTCGTCATTGTTCAAAGACGAAAGCGAGATCGAGGGCTGGATTGACACCTGGGCCCAGCTGGATTGTGATGCTGAATCGGTGCAAGCCGCTTTGAAGCAGCTGCCGGTGCAGTTTCCGGACTGGCCGCCGACCCTCGGGCAGTTTCAGGCTTTACTGCAAAACAAGCCGAAATTGCTACTGCCGAGCCCCCCCGTCGAGCGCACCCAGCCGAGTGCGGAACAAGCGGCGGCTTTGCAGAAGGTTGCGACTGCGAAGATAAACCCTCGAATGCCCTGGTGGACACCGGACAAGGTAAAAAATCAACAGCAGGTGGATTTTATCGTGATGCAGGCCCGGCATTTTGGGAAAGACTCAGACGCAGGGCAGTTTCTGCGGAAATGTCAGGATGCTGGCGTTATTAATGGAATGGAACTGGCATGAAATCACCCAGCCGACCACCGCCCAGCGTTGATTTAGTCTGTTTGATTTGCGGCAACAAAAATTTCTTTGTGCGGCACACCAACTATTATTGCAAACAATGCCGCAAAAAACACGCTCGCAAGGTCCAGTCGGGATCTGGAGTCATCGCAGGACCGTGTTATCACAGGCAAAACCCACTTTAAATCGGAGGATTTATGACCAGGGCAGAACAGATTTACCGAGACTTTGAACAGTTTGACATGGCCAACCAGGAGGTCTGGAAGCTGTTTGAAAAATACGTGTTGATGATTATTCAGAAAGATTTTAACCATTACGGGGCTTCAGCAGTCTTTGAGAGAATCCGCTGGCATGTGCAGATCGAGACTACCGGCAAAGAATTTAAGCTGAACAACAATTATTGCGCCCATTACGCCAGAAAATTCGAGGATCAATACCCAGACTATGCAGGGTTTTTCAGGGTGCGCCGGCTGGTCAGCGAGAATCAGAGGCCGAAATGATCTGCCCAGTCTGTGAGGAACGAAGGAATAATGGTCAGAATGCGGCCCAGTGGCCGATTTTGGGGGCATGGGCAAAACAAAAACAATGGCCGATCAATGGATCTTTGTGCTGGCTTTCGGACGAGGAATGGAAGGACATTCTGACCGCGGCTTTTGAAGGCGAGACTTCCCCGCGGATCTCGCCTGGACTCGAGGGCGGAATGGTCATGCTAGGCCGAAGGACCAGTCGTTACGGGAAAAAGCGGTTTTCAGAATGGCTGGATTGGCTCAATGCTGCCAGCCATCACGCGGGAATTAAAATACCGGCACCAGAGGGCTATGACCAAAGCTGAGAAAAAGTGGATGCAATCGGTGGCCGAGCTGGGCTGCATCGTCTGTCTGCAAGCGGGATTTGGCTATGTTCCATGCTGCGTTCACCACATCCTGGAATCTGGCCGGAGGAAAGGTCATCTGCATACCATTGGGCTTTGTCCAGGCCATCACGCCTCTGGATTAAATACCGAGAAAGTGGTCAGCCGACACCCCTGGTTGAAAGAGTTTGAGAGACGTTACGGTACCGAAAAAGAACTGTGGAAAAAGACATGCGACGCGCTGCGAGGGTAGATTCTAATCACACTGAAATTGTCAAAGTCTTTAGGCAATTGGGCTGTTCGGTGCTTTCTCTGGCTGCGTTGGGTAAAGGAGTGCCTGACCTGCTGGTGGCCACACACGGTATCACATGGCTTGTGGAAGTAAAGGCAGGCAAGGGTAAGGAAAACGCTCTGCAAACCGCGTGGGGGGCTTCGTGGCAAGGCTCAAGGGCATTGGTGCGGGATACTGAAGATGTGGAATTATTGGTCAAAAGGATGTTGACGAGCAGATTTTGAGAGGTTATTCTGCAATTTGCGCTGATCTCCTCCGTGAAGCGCCCCCCGCTAAACGGCGACTTGGATGTCGCGGGCATCCTCCCGGCGGTCGCCGTTGCTATTGAGGTTCTATGCCCGAGTCTGTAAATGCCCTAGAGCAATATTACCGTGACCTCGGGCCAGCGACCGCTAACCCTAATTTTCTGGCACAAGGTCGCAGGGCAAACGTGGCGCAGCGGTCAATGCCAGGACCAACAATGCAGGCAGCCAACACCCAGCTCGCAAAAGAATTTAGCAGCATGGGGGATCGTGGCGCAATACCGGATCTCATCAACCGCGGATTAATTGCCAACACCGCAGGTCTGCCGGTTGATCTCTTGAATACTGTTTTGCAATCCCTTGGACTGGGTGCAGAACAACCCGTTGGCGGTTCGGATTCAATTCGTCGGGCGCTGGAATATTACGGGTTATCGTCAGACACCCAACGACCGATGCTTGAGACTCTTGCCGGACTGACCCCGCCAAAGGCTGTTATGGGAGCAGCTCGGGCAGCAGGACAAGGAGCAGAAGCTGTAGGCAGGGCGGCGGCTCCGGTGGCTGGGCAGGCAATTGAGAATTACATGGTGCAATCGGGTTCTGTATTGCCGGTGGTTAAAATGGGCGGCGGTAATTGGGTGAACAATTCTGTTGAAAAATCATTAGAAAACATAAAAGGTAATCTTATGGATTACCCTCGACCATTTTATGGTGCTCCGGATCATCCTGCAAATATTGCAACTATTGCAACTAATAATTGGGTTGATAAACAACTTACAAATTATGTAAAAAATCAAATGGGTACGGCTGGTGATCCAATAACAGCGTTAGCAGAAAAAGGAATCTTGCATTTTGAGCCAGGCGCCACTAGTAGAACTCAATTGCCAAAAGAACTGTCGGCAAAAGTATCTCGCAGAATGTTAGATATGCCGGAAGAAAACACAGCTGTATCAAACCTTGCTAAAACATGGGAAAACTATTCTGATTCCGCAATTACTGGCGCTCCATATAGACTTCAATTGCCAATGGTAACGAAAGAAACTGCAAATCAAGAATTAAGTTTGTTGGGCGGAGATTTTGCGGTAAAAAATCCTAATGCGTTTGCATATGCAATGAATCGTGGGGCCGATACACAAGGTCTTGGCTTCAATAAATTATATGAAGAAATAAGAAATGCAACTTATTCCGGAGCTTCCCCGGCCAATAATTTACTTCCTAAAAATTTACAAATAAAACCAGAGTCACTTGAAAGGCTGTCTGTTCCGCAAGCGGTAGAGCGGGTAGCAAAAATAAATAAATGGAAAGCGTCCGAACAAATCAAGGCTGATTTAAACCATTCTAAAAACGAAGCAACAATAATTGTAAAAGAATACCCAAATGAAGGTATGAATTTAGTTAGATTAAAACTTCCATCTGCTGAAATTCAACCTAACAGAGACATAGCAAACAAAAGTTTAAAAGATGCCTTAAATTACGAAGGCAGAAAAATGAATCATTGCATTGGTTCGTATTGCCAAAAAGTAGCAATGCAAGACGGAACAGAGATTTATTCCTTAAGAGACAAAAAGGGAATTCCTCATGTAACAATTGAAGTTGAATCTTTTAAAATTCCTTACAAACCAGGTGAAGCGCAAAAATTAGCAGATGCACAAGGTTTAACTGGCGATGATTGGAATCGTTATGTTAACTTAAAAATAGCAGAAGGAAAAGAAACGGCAAATAGTGCAATTAAATCAATACAAGGAAATTCAAATCAAAAACCAGCGGAAAAATATTGGCCAGCAATACAAGATTTTATAAATTCCAGAAATTGGATGAGCGCAAGAGATTCTTATAAAGTAGGTTTAATCAACAAAAGTGATTTAGTTGATGAATTCACAACTGACCAATTACAAAAAATGGGTAAAGGTGAATTTATTTCAAATAAAGATCTTAAATTGTTTAGAGCTAACAATCCTGGCGCTGCCAACCACGACGGTTGGGCAGATAAAACGCCACGAACATTTTAGGAAAAAATATAATGACCGCAGCCTGGACCCGCAAAGAAGGCAAAAACCCTGCCGGTGGCTTGAACGCCAAAGGCCGCGCCTCCTACAAGGCCGAGACTGGTGGAACCCTAAAGGCTCCGGTCAAGTCTGGCGACAATCCCCGCCGCGCCAGTTTTCTGGCTAGAATGGGCAACATGCCGGGTCCAATGGCAAAACCCAATGGGGAACCGACACGGTTGGCGCTGTCTCTGAAGGCGTGGGGAGCCAGTTCTAAGGTTGATGCTAAGTCAAAAGCCGCGGCGATCTCAAAGCGGAATAAAAGATGAAGATTGAACAGGTAAAGCTCGATGCGCTGATTCCGTATGCTCGGAACAGCAGAACTCACTCCGATGCTCAAGTGGCTCAAATAGCTGCTTCCATAAAAGAATTTGGCTTTACCAACCCCGTTCTGATCGACGAGACGGGCAGCATTATTGCAGGCCATGGACGGGTGATGGCAGCGCGGAAGCTGGCGATTGCTGACGTTCCCAGTATTCGGCTCACCCATTTGACCGAGGCGCAGAAGAAAGCCTATGTTATCGCAGACAACAAGCTGGCCCTGAATGCGGGTTGGGATGACGAGATGCTGGCGGTGGAGCTCACCGACCTGAAGGACATGGGCTTCGATCTAGACCTGACCGGCTTTAGCACCGACGAGATTGAGGCTTTGCTGGCACCAGTGGGAACGGAGGGGCTGACAGACGAGGACGCTGTGCCGGAGGTGCCTGAAGCCCCTGTGACCGTCCTGGGGGACGTTTGGCTGTTGGGCAAGCATCGGGTGATGTGCGGGGATTCGACCAGCATTGATGCGGTTGAGAAGCTGATGGCGGGGGAGGGGGCTGACATGCTGCTGACCGACCCACCTTACAATGTGGCTTATGAAGGCGCAACAAAGCAGAAATTAACCATTCAAAACGACAGCATGGGCGATGGCGAGTTTCGGCAGTTTTTGCGTGACGCGTTTGTAACCGCTGAAACTGCTATGAAAAATGGAGCTGTTTTTTATATTTGGCACTCTGATTCGGAAGGATATAACTTTCGAGGCGCTTGCCAAGACGCCGGTTTTAAGGTTCGCCAGTGCTTGATATGGAAGAAATCGTCGCTTGTTATGGGAAGGCAAGATTATCATTGGAAGCACGAGCCATGTCTTTACGGATGGAAAGAAGGAGCTGGACACCTTTGGGCAGCAGATCGCAAGCAAACAACTATCCTTGAGTTTGATAAGCCATCTCGCAACGGCGAGCATCCAACAATGAAGCCCGTAGGGTTGTTTGAATACCAGATGCTTAACAACACAAAGGGCGGGGATATTGTGCTCGACCTGTTTGGTGGATCTGGAACCACAATCATTGCCGCAGAAAAGAACGGGCGGTATGGTTACCTGATGGAACTCGACCCCAAATACTGCGATGTAATCGTCCAACGCTGGCAGGAATTCACAGGACAGACAGCAACGCTGGAATCAAATGGTAAGCCGTTCATTTCGTTGAAGAAAGCCGCGTGATTCCGCGTTCTTAAAAAGAATGTCATTTATTAAACCTCACAGACCAACCGATAAAACAAGGCAACAGGCGCAGAGTGCTTCAGGTCTCGGCTTGCCTCAAGACCAAATTGCTGCGTTGATTGGAATAGCGCCTGACACGCTGAGAAAGCATTACGAATTAGAGCTTGGACTGGGCAAAGCTCAAGCCTCGGCTGCGGTGGCGAAAACCTTGTTCAACAAGGCGACGATTGGCCAGGACACCACCGCGATGATCTGGTGGACTAAATCCCAAATGAAGTGGTCAGAAACCGTCCGGCAGGAGTTGACCGGCAAGGACGGTGGCGGGATCGTGGTTCACATCAACAACCAGGACACCGACCTTGTTTAGCGCCACCGCAGCCCAAAGCAGAGCTACTGGGCTGATGACCGGCGATGCCAAGCACGTCATGCTGGTCGGCGGATCAAGGTCGGGCAAGACGTTTGTGGCTCTCCGAGCACTGATCATCCGGGCGACTCTGGCGCCGAAGTCTCGGCACGTTGTCCTGCGGTTTCGATTCAATCATGTGAAGTCGTCGGTTATTCTGGACACCTTTCCAAAGGTCATGAGCCTGTGCTTTCCGCAGCTCACTTACGTGATCGACAAGACTGACTGGTATGCAACCCTGCCGAACGGCTCCCAAATCTGGTTTGGTGGGCTGGACGACAAGGACCGCACTGAGAAAATTCTAGGGCAGGAATACGCCACGATATTCTTTAACGAATGCAGCCAGATACCCCTCTCGGCTCGCAACATGGCGGTCACACGACTCGCACAGAACTGCGTGGCTACGGTAGGTGGTCAACAGCGGCAGATGCGTCTGAAAGCGTTTTACGACTGCAACCCTCCGAGCATGGCGCACTGGACGTATAAAATGTTTGTCAAAAAGATTGAGCCAGAATCCGGCAAAGCATTGGCCGACTTGCTCAACTTCAGCATGATGACCATTAACCCGCGGGATAATCTGGAGAACCTGCCACCTGATTACATCAAGGAGTTGGAGAACCTGCCAGCCAGGATGCGGCAACGGTTCCTTGAGGGCAAGTTCGCAGACGTGGCCGCAGGTGCGCTTTGGAACATTGAGATGATCGACACCTACCGCGAAACGACCAATCTGCCCGACATGCTGCGCGTGGTCGTGTCTGTTGATCCTTCCGGCAGCGGCGACACCGACAATGCGGGGAACGACGAGATCGGGATTGTGGTGGCTGGCCTAGGCATTGACGGCCGAGCTTATGTTCTTGAAGATTGCACCATGAAGGCTGGACCGAGCGTTTGGGCCAATGTTGTGGCAACTGCTTACGATCGCCACGCCGCGGATCTGGTGGTGGCCGAAAAGAATTATGGTGGTGAAATGGTCCGGCATGTGATAAAAAGTGCTAATCCACACCTAAAATGCGAGTTAATCAACGCATCGAGAGGCAAAGCGGTGAGAGCAGAACCCGTTTCCGCACTGACAGAACAGGGCAAGATCCGGTTTGGCGGCACGTTCCCAGAGCTGGAGGACGAGCTGTGCTCGATGACGACTAACGGTTACATGGGCGAACGCTCACCCAACCGCGCAGATGCTTTTGTCTGGGCAATGACCAAGCTATTCCCTGGCATCATCAAGACCGATGCCAAAGCGCAACGCAAGCACGTTATGCCGACTCAGAACATTAACCGCGGTGCAACCAGTTGGATGGGAGCGTAATGAAAACCGGACTGTATGCCAACATTAATGCTAAGCGCGACAGAATAGCCGCGGGCAGCAAAGAGAAAATGCGTAAGCCTGGTGCTGCTGGCGCACCGACTGCCAAGGCGTTCAAGCAGTCGGCCAAAACCGCGAAGAAGGGTAAATAATGCCACTCGTTAAGTCAAAATTGCCAACCGCCTTCCGCAAGAACATCAAGGCCGAGGTTGCTGCTGGCAAGCGGGTCAAGCAGGCTGTAGCCATCGCCTATTCGGTCAAGCGCGCTGCGGCGGGTAAGAAGAAAGGCAAGTAATGCCGGATTGGGATAAAGCGGTTTACGGTGTTGGCGTTCGGGATGTGTATCCCGGCGAGGATAAGTATTTTAAAGACAACCCAAGCGTTACGGGAATGGCTGCGGAGGACAACAAGATTATCCTTAACCCGTATAGCAAGCTGTCCGAAAAAGAAAAGCGGTCGGTAATGATGAACGAAGCGGCGCGAGTGCATATGCGGCAGGGAATGATGGAAGCCCCGCGCTATGATTTGTCACCAGAACAAACAAAAGCCTTTGCAAACTACAGCAAAAGTATAGAAGATCAACGGCAAACGATAGCCGCACGAATATTATCTGGCGATCCCTCGGCGTTGCAACCTACGCCAGACCAGCTAGAATATGTGGGCAAATTGCGTCAATTTATGGGCGTTAAATAGTGGCCTATCAAGACACGGGAATTAACGAAGCTGGCGCGGTGGCGTCGGGCGGCGCCAAGCCCGACCGCGACAACGGCGACATGCTGGCAACAATGCGTACGCGCCTGACGATGGCGATCAGTGCGTATTCGGATTCCCGTGAGGATGAGCTAGACGACCTGCGCTTTCGCGCCGCCTCGCCCGACAACCAATGGCAGTGGCCCGCCGACGTGCTGGCGACTCGCGGTTCGGTGCAAGGCCAGACGATCAACGCCAGACCTTGCCTGACCATCAACAAGCTGCCGCAGCACGTCCTGCAAGTCACGAACGACCAGCGGCAGAACCGGCCCTCGGGCAAAGTTATCCCCGCCGACGACAAGGCTGACGTGGAAGTGGCCGAGATATTTAACGGCATCGTGCGGCATATCGAGTATATCTCGGACGCCGACGTGGCCTACGACACCGCCTGCGACAACCAGGTCACCTTTGGTGAGGGTTACTTCCGCATCCTGACCGAATACTGCGACGACAACAGCTTTGAGCAGGATCTGCGGATCGGGCGTATTCGGGATTCATTCAGCGTCTACATGGACCCCACAATCCAAGATCCTTGCGGTTCAGATGCTGAATGGTGCTTCATCAATCAGGAAATCACCAAAGACGAATATGAGCGTGAGTTTCCCGATGCCGCAACGCTGTCGAGCTTGGCTTACGGCGTAGGCGACGGGCAACTAAACGCGTGGATCAACCAAGACACGGTGCGGATTGCCGAGTATTTCTACATCAAGCACGAAGCCAAGAAGCTCAACCAATACCCCGGCGGGATGACCGCTATGGCGGGATCACCGGAAGCAAAGCAAATTGAAATGATGGGTTTGGCTGCAACAAAAACCCGTGATGTAGACGTTCGGACGGTCAAATGGTGCAAGACCAACGGTTTCGAAGTGCTGGAAGAACGCGATTGGGCGGGTAAATACATCCCCGTTATCCGCGTCATTGGCAACGAATTTGAAATTGATGGCCGCATGTACGTCAGCGGATTGGTGCGGAACGCCAAAGACGCCCAGCGCATGTATAACTACTGGGTGAGCCAAGAGGCCGAAATGCTGGCGCTGGCCCCCAAGGCACCGTTTATCGGCTACGGCGGTCAGTTTGAGGGTTACGAGCAGCAGTGGAAAACGGCCAACATCAACAACTGGCCGTATTTGGAAGTCAATCCAGACGTGACCGATGGCAATGGTGGCGTTCTTCCGTTGCCACAACGCGCACCTCCGCCGCTGGCGCAGAATGGTCTGTTGCAGGCTAAAATGGGTGCCGCGGATGACATTAAAGGCACCACAGGCCAATACGATGCCAGCCTCGGATCTCAGAGTAACGAAGTCTCTGGCCGCGCTATCCTAGCTCGTGAAAAGCAGGGCGACACCGGCACTTATCACTTTATCGACAACCTTGCCCGCGCCATTCGCTACGCGACGCGGCAACTGGTCGATCTAATTCCAAAAATTTACGACACACAGCGCATTGCGCGGATTATTGGGATTGATGGCGAAACTGACCAGGCGATGATTGATCCGAATCAGCCAGAGCCAGTGCGTAAGATTGTGGACCAGCAGACCGGCGCGACCATCAAGAAGATCTACAACCCCAATGTCGGGAAATACGACGTTGCGGTCACCACTGGTCCAAGCTACATGACCAAGCGGCAGGAATCTTTGGATGCCATGTCTCGCCTCCTGCAAGGCAATCCAAACCTGTGGGCCGTGGCTGGGGATCTGTTTATCAAGAACATGGACTGGCCTGGTGCTCAAGAGATGAGCAAACGCTTTGCCAAGACCATTGATCCGAAACTGATGGATGACTCAGACGCCTCGCCAGAACTTGCCCAAGCACAACAGCAGATGCAGGCAATGAGTCAAGAAATGCAGCAGATGCACCAGATGCTGCAAAACGTCAGCCAGTCGATGGAAGCGCAGACGCTGAAGGTCAAAGAGTTTGAGGCAGATGTAAAAGCCTACGATGCGGAAACCAAACGCATTAGCGCGGTGCAGGCCGGAATGTCCCCTGAGCAGATTCAAGACATTGTGATGGGAACCGTCCACGGCATGATTACTTCTGGCGATCTGATTAACGAGATGCCAGGGCGCGATGTTGATATGCCCGGTATGCCAGAGATGCCGCAGGAAGGCATGGAACAGATGATGCCGCCGCAAGGTATGCCGCCTCAAATGCCCCCGCAGGGGATGCCACCGATGGGAGTTCCGCAATGAAATGCGCTGATTTCGTAGGGATGCTGTTCTTGGCTCGGGATGTGGCGCACAGCGTTCACTTGAATACCCGCAGCTACTCCAAGCATGTAGCCTTGAACATCTTTTATGATCGTATTGTGGGCGCGGCAGACGATTTTACGGAAGCCTACCAAGGGCGGCATGGTCTGATCGGCCCGATCTCGCTCATGTCGGCCAAGAAAACGGCCAACATCATTGAGTTTCTGGAAGATCAATTGAAAGAAATTGAAAACGCAAGGTATGATATTGTGGATAAGTCTGACACTTCGTTGCAGCAGCTCATCGACAACATTATTGAGATATACCTTCGCACGCTCTACAAACTTCGTTTTCTAGCTTGAGGTAAATTATGTCAGCCAACTATAAAAGTATCAGCGCCACCAATCAAGTCAAGGTCGGTCTTACGGTCTTGAAAGGCATCTTTGTCAGCGCCGCAAGCGCAACGCCGACCATTACCGTCTTTGATTCTGCCACGGCAGCTAACACTGACCCGACGATATTGGCCGTGTTTACTCCCGCAGCGGCAGGTATTTATACGTTCACCGCGAACGGCATCACGGCAAGCAAAGGACTTTACGTTGTCATATCGGGAACGGTAGTGGCAACCATTATTTACGAATAACCGTACTGGCGCGGTACGCCAGGGATTCTGAGGAATCAAGCCATGTCTGACGAAGTAATAGCGGAACAACCCGCGCCGGAACAGGACGCAACGGCTGCGCCTGAACCGATAGCAAATGCGCCGGAAGCAGCAGAAGCATCCGAAGGCGAGCAGAAAGAAACTCCGAAGGTATTTACCCAAGAGGATTTGGACGCGGCCATCGGCAAGAGGCTTGCACGAGAACAAAGAAAGTGGGAGCGCGAAGCAAGGCAGGCCGAAGCACCAAAGCCCGTCCCTGTAGAGCATGTAAAGCCGGAACAATATACGACGACCGAGGAATACGTTGATGCGTTAACGACTTCCAAAGCCGCCCAAATTGTCCAGCAGCAACAGTTTGCGAAACAGCAACAGGAATTGTTGGGGAACTATCACGACAAGGAAGAAGATGCGCGGAGTAAATACGAGGACTTCGAACAAGTCGCGTACAACCCCAAGCTACCGATCACCGATGTGATGGCTCAAACAATTCAAGCCTCGGATAACGGCCCCGATATTGCATACTATCTCGGCACAAACCCCAAGGAAGCTAACCGCATAGCCCAACTTCAACCGTTCTTGCAGGCAAAAGAAATAGGAAAATTGGAAGCGAAAATTGCTTCTGAACCCGTTACAAAACGCACATCCAGCGCACCTGCGCCGATTTCACCTGTCACAGCTCGCGGAGGTCAATCCAGCGGTTTTGATACCACTGATCCAAGGTCGATTAAAGCAATGACCACAACCCAGTGGATTGAAGCTGAGAGAGCCAGACAAGTGAAAAAGCAGGAAGCGAGGAACCGCTAATTACTTTTTAGGAGTTTTTTCATGGCTAACAGCCTACTGACCATTGATATGATAACGAGGAAGTGTCTCGAAATACTTGAGAACAACCTTGTCCTTTCACGTAACGTGAACAAAGAATACGACGACAGCTTTGCCGTCGAAGGTGCCAAGATCGGCTCGACCCTGCGGATTCGTCTGCCGGATCGCGCGCTGGTGACCGACGGCGCCGCCCTGCAAGTTCAGGACGACAACGAGCAATACACCACGCTGACCGTTTCCAGCCAGAAGCACATCGGCATTAACTTTACTTCTGCCGAGCTGACCATGCAGTTGGACGACTTCGCGGAACGTGTTTTGAAGCCGCGTATCAGCCAATTGGCGTCCAGTGTGGATGCTGACGTTGCCAACGCTTACAAGTCTATTTTCAACACCGTTGGCACCCCGGGCACCACGCCGGCCACCGCGCTGGTTCTGTTGCAAGCGCAACAGAAGCTGAACGAGTCGGCGGCTCCCATGTCGCCGCGATACGCCACCGTGAACCCTGCCGCTAACGCTGGCCTGGTCAACGGCATGACCGGGTTCTTTAACCCTACGGGCACAATTTCCCGCCGGTTCAAGACCGGCATGCTGGG